CTTGGCGGATTGGCTCTGCATCGGAAGGGGTTATATAAAATAATCCTTTTTTAATTATAAACAGAAAATGGAGGAAAAGCAATGGGAAATATTAGCGTTTTCATTTCTGCCGGAGGCGATAAACGCATTGTGGAAGAGGTTCAGGGCTGCGTTTATGCAGGAATGTTCCTTAAAAACAATGGGAAGATTAAAATTCGCCCGATGTGTATGCGAGTGAACGAAATCGAAACTGCTTCGGTTGTTGCAGCTGCCGCGAGTGTTGCAGCCCTTGCAATTTGTGATGCGAGTACAAGAACAGGCATCCCGACAACAATTGCGATGGATTATTTTTTCAGGGAAATGAAAAAACGAGTACAGGAATATTCAAAGGAGGAAATACAGTGACAGAAGTAAGAGCAGTGATTACCCAGCAGGAGGGTACAGTATCCTGCAATTTTGAAGAGGTAAAAGGCTACATAAGGGAACGCCTGAAAGAGTATGACGGCGCAGTCTTTACCGAAGAAAGTAAGGGATACGCCAAAAAAGAGCTGGCAAAGCTCCGGGCGGAGAAGAAAGAGTTGAACGACAATCTCCGCGAAGCAAAAAAGAAATACATGGCTCCCTGGGATGCTTTTGAGCCGAAGGTAAAAGAGCTGATTAACCTGTTTGACNTGATCTTTTGTGGAGATCATCTTTATTATAACAGAAAAATGAGGAAAAAGCAATGGAAGAAGTAAGAGCAGTTATTGTCCAGCAGGAGGGTACAGTATCCTGCAACTTTGAAGAGGTAGAAGGTTACATAAAGGAACGCCTGAAAGAGTATGACGGCGCAATCTTTACAGAGGAAAGCAAGGGGTACGCTAAGAAAGAGCTGGCAAAGCTCCGGGCGGAGAAGAAAGAGCTGAACGACAATCTCCGAGACGCGAAAAAGAAATATATGGCTCCCTGGGATGCTTTTGAGCCGAAGGCAAAAGAGCTGATTAACCTGTTTGACGAGCCAATCACCTTGATTGACGGACAGGTAAAAGCCTTTGAAGAAGACAGAGTTGTGCAGAAAAAGGCGCTGATCGAAGCCATTTACACGGAGCTTGTCGGTGATCTGTCGGACATTATTCCCTTGGAGCGGATTTATAACCCGAAATGGGAAAACGCCACTACAAAAGAAAAAGCAATCCGGGAAGAGGTTTTAGCACAGGCGACGGCAGCGCGGATTGCATTGGATACCATCCGCGGGATGCGCTCGGATGCCGAATCTAAAGCGCTGGATGTATACAAGCAGACTTTAAGCTTGTCCATTGCGATCTCCTGCATTAACGCCTACGAAGCTCAGAAAGCGGAAATCCTCCGAAAGGAGCAGGAACGGCAGCGCGAGGAAGAGCTGGAGCGCATCCGCCGGGAGGAACGCGAGAAGCTGGAAGCCGAACGGAAGGTGTTGGAGGAACGGGAAGCACAGCGTCGGGCGGCTGAGGAAGCCCTCGAAGCACAGCGCAGACAGCTGGAAGAAGAGAAACAGGCAGCTGTAGAGCAGGCACGGGAAACCGGCGCGCAGGAGGTAATCGAAAACCTGACACCGGACACCGAAGAGGACACGCAGCTTTACGAATACAGAGTGGCATTATCAAAAAAGGGGAAAGAAGCCTTTGAGATGTATCTGGATAGTGTCGGAATCGACTGGGAGATGATTTGATGGAAAACATGACTATCTACGACGCTTGCCGCAGCGTCCCGGAAACCGCGAAAAAGGCGATCACGGCGGGACGGCTGAAAGGCAAGACCGACATAAATCCGATGTGGCGTATTAAGCGCTTGACGGAACAGTTCGGACCCTGCGGAATTGGCTGGTATTACAAACCAGTTCGGAAATGGATGGAAACGCACGGAGACGAAATCGCAGCGTTTGTGGACATCGAACTGTATGTAAAGATCGGAGGAGAGTGGTCGATGCCGATCGCCGGAACCGGCGGCAGTATGTTCGCAGCGCGGCAGAAAGACGGCGTTTATGTATCGGACGAGTGTTACAAGATGGCGACCACGGACGCGATCTCTGTAGCCTGCAAACAGCTCGGCGTCGGAGCAGACGTCTACTGGGATGCAGACCGGACAAAATACGATGATCCGAAAGCGCCAACCACTATGCAGCAGGCAGAAACCCCGGTAGATAAGCAGCGGGCAGAGTTGATCGGGCAGATGCAGGCGGAGCTGCAGCGCACCGGATACGGTGCGAAAGCCGTCCTGAAAACATACAAAGCGTCCGATTTGGGGAGCCTAAGTAACTTGCAGATTAAAGACTGCATCAAGAGGCTTAAAGGCTTGCCCGATAGGGAGGCAAGTGCATGAGGTGTATGGCAGAAATTGCCGACATCGGCATGACGATCGATAAAAAGCTCCGTCTGACCCTGAATCTGCAGGGAGCATCGCTGGTGCAGCTGGTGCAACTGCAGAAAGATGGGCAGCTGGATGTGATCCTGAAAAAGCACTCCGATAAGCGCAGCCTCGATGCAAATGCCTACTACTGGAAGCTGCTGGGAGAGCTTGCGAAAGCCCTGCAGACCAGCAATGAAGAGCTACATAACCAGCTCTTAGACAGTTATGGCACGCTGGCGGAGGACGAGGACGGCAACTGCATCATCCACTTTTTACCAGAGACGGAAGATTACCTTCGATACAAGCACGAGCATTACAAACCGACCGGAATCATCGTCGAGTTTGAGGGCGTGCGGTACTGTAAATTTTACCGGATTAAAGGCTCGAGCCAGTACAACACGCGGGAAATGTCCCGCCTGATAGAAGGGCTTGTGTCGGAGTGTAAAGAGTGGGATATCGAGACGCTGCCGCCAGCAGAAATAGAAAGGATGATGGTGCAGTATGCGAAAAAGCACGATGTCACGTCGCTTGGAGTTTAGCCCGACAGTTCGGCAGAAGATTATCGAGCGGGATCAGGGCTGCTTTTTCTGCCGCCGCCTGTATCACATGGAGCACGCCTTGCCAGGTGATCTTGCCCCAAAGGATATAATGCACATCGTAGCTCGCAGCCAATTAGGCTTGGGCGTAGAACAGAATGGTGTGCTTGGATGCAGATACCACCACAGTTTACTGGATAACGGTAACAAGGGACTGCATCGGGAAATGGATAGTATGCTGCAGGACTACATGCGGGAGCTTTACCCTGGATGGACGCCGGACAGCGTTACCTATCATAAATGGTTGTAACACCAGCCCCGGCGGGGCGAAAGAAACTGCTGATTCGGGCTTGTTGGGGAATATATATCACGGCTGTGACGGGTACCTCCTGTTACCCCAGCGCCGGGGGCAAGCGGCGCATCCCCCACAGGAGAAAGATCATGAACATTTTAGATTACATTCCGACCGGTCATAAAAATGCTGTTTCCAGACGTTGGCTGCAGACCACAACGCACATGAGTGATCGGATGGTGCGGCGGCTGATTGCGGAAGTAAATAAAAACGACTGTGACGCAGAGTTGATTATCAATTTGCAAGACGGCAAAGGGTACTTTAGACCGGCGGAAAATGAAAAGAATCTGGTTCGAAACTGGATGGCAATAGAAAGCTCCAGAACGGCTGAGAATCGCATGAATGTGGATGCAGCGAAACGGTATCTGCGAAAAGATAAGAAGCCACGGGAAAATGAGATGGAAAAGAACCAGATCACAATGGATGAATGGCTTGCGAGCCTGAATGGAGGCGGATAAGATGCCAAACAGGATTTTAAAAGAATCTATCTGCCGATCAGATACGATTGACCAATTAACCTGGTTTGAAGAAGTCCTGTTCTACCGTCTGATCGTATCGTGTGACGATTACGGAAGATTCGACGGAAGGCCTGCGATTATCCGCGGGACATGCTTTCCGCTAAAGGATATTACAAATAAGACGATTGCTGATGCCCTGCAGAAGTTGACGTCTGTAGGCTTGGTCCGAGAATATTACGTTCAGGGACGACCGTACTTACACATGGTAACTTGGGGAGATCACCAGCAAGTTAGAGCGAAAAAAAGCAAATATCCAGCGGAAGAAAGCAACTGTGAGAATCTGCAATCATCTGATATCAATTGCAATCAAATGATTGCAGATGATTGCAATAGTCCCCGTAATCCAATCCAATCCGAATACGAATCCAAAACAATATCGCGCGAGGAACCAGAGCGGTTTGAGGACTTTGCTGCAGCTTACCCAAAAACAGGGGCAGACCTGCCGGGAGTGGCTGTGGAATACTTAAACACACTGCGGATGGGTGTAACTGCGAATGATCTTGTACAAGCAGCGAAGAACTACGCAGAAGCTTGCCAGATACGCAGGACGCAGCCCCTATATGTGCTGAACGCGGAAAATTTTCTGCGAAAGCTGAAGTTTGACGAGTATCTGCCAGAGAAGTACAAGAAGCCGAAACCGCCAAAGCGGCAGCAGACCAGCGTTGACCAATATAACCAGTTCATGAAAGCTGACTACGACATGGACAGCCTGGAAGCTGCCCTGCTGGGAAAGTGAGGCGGGTATGAGAGCAACAAAGGATTGTGCCTATCCGGACTGCGAGACTTGCCAACATCCAGACTGCATCATGTCGGAGCCGGATATAAAGGCACTGATAACGCGCCGGCGTAGGCAAGCGGATCCGGAAGCATACCGACAGAAACAGCGGGACTACAGAAGCAGGATAAAGGCAACGCTGCCGCATTGTGATAACTGCGAATCCTGCGTACTGGTCCGAAAGGAGAAACAGGACGGATACCGGCGGCTGTGCATCGCAGATATGCGACTAATCGAGCAGAAAGTGGCAAACAGTCCGCAGTGGTGCAAGAAGAGAGGACAGAATGGGACGTAAAATTATCCTGTACGACCTGTACAAGGACGACGAATATCAGGGACGGTACAAAGCAAAAGAGCTTATGTATTTGCTGGGCATGTCCCGAGAGACCATAGCCAGCCGGGTTTACCACGGGGTAAAAACAAAGGATGGCTATGAGATTATGAGAGCAGAGCCGGACGGATGGGCAGAGAGCTGGGAGCGGGCATGTGCGCCGCTCAGAAGAAAATAACATGATGGAGGTAAGAAGCTGATGAGAGCATTCTTTGGGGCGGTTATCGCGATCGGCATTGCGGCGGTTGCTGGTGGCTTGTTTTGCGCAGTGTACACCGTAGGGGAGTACATCGTAGAAACAGAATATGAAAAGCGATACGGAGCACAAAACTGGGAAGAAAAGCGGAGAGAACGTAAAAAAAGAGCTATGAAAGAGTTAAAGTGCATGCTAAAGCTTATTGCATACATAGCAATATTTTCAGCTGCGGTACTGTTTGGAAATTTTGTTGCAGAATTGCTTGCAGCATTGGTCTTATAGGGAATGGAAGGAAAATAATGATGGCAATATGGATTAAAACGCCGCCGGATGCCGAACCGGTATGGATGGCGGCAGATAACCGGATCAGGGAGCTGGCGCTCTCGATCGAACGGCGTGCAGGTATCGCACCGGATGCAGATGGGCTTCGGCAAATTCGTGAGTGGGCAACAGAGATTGTTTGCCAGTGCGACATGGTGGAGCGTGTTCAGGGACAGACAGAACCGGCGTGGAAGAGCGAGCTGCAGGATGCGTTCCTGCGGGGCAGCAGGGTGTAAGGAGGTATACGATATGACGTTGGTAGAATTAGAAAAGATTATTAACGACGCAATAAAGGAAAGCCTGAAAGAAGAAATGGAGAAGAAACAACCTGTGATTGGGATGAGCACTCGGGAAGCAATCGAAAAGCAGGTTCCCTTAAAAATAAAACCACATGATCCGGGTTTTAATTGTGCAAAATGCGTATGCGGGCATATATTTTCCATACATCACGGCAACGGATATTATTCGCTGCCGGAGACGAATTATTGCCCGGACTGCGGGCAGCGGTTGCTTTGGGAGGAATAACATGGAAAACATATTATTTGTAGGTCTCTTTTATGGCTTTCCGATCCTTCTGATCGGAGCATTTATGTAAAAGGTACCCTATTATTTGTGCGAGACAACAGGATGTAAATAAAAATCGAAAGGAGAAGTTTGTGAGGTAGTGATTGAAGATGAATAATCAAAACAAACATACAGCTTCAGACCTAAAACAGATGCAAGCATTGCCATTGGAAGCAAAGGTCAGGATGACAAAAACAAGGATTCGGGACTGGTATGAATACTGGAACGGTCTAGTATATGTAAGCTTTTCCGGCGGAAAGGATAGTACAGTTCTGAAACACTTGGTTGATTCTATGTATTCGGATGTTCCGACAGTATTCGTCAACACGGGGCTTGAATATCCGGAGATACAGAAGTTTGTCCGGGATGTGAAATCTGCGAAATATTATTGTTTCAATTCGGACGTTGAAATTTTAAAACCGGAAATGCGGTTTGACGAAGTAATAAAGACCTATGGTTATCCGGTTACAACAAAGTCTATTGCGGAAAAAATTAACCATGCCCAAAAGGGTCATGCGTATGTAAAAAAATATTTTGACGGAACAGCAGTGGACAAGCACGGAAATTTAAGCAAATTTAATTGCAAGAAATGGAAATATTTGATTGATGCACCATTTAAGGTGTCGCATGAATGCTGCGATGTCATGAAAAAGAAACCGATTTCGAAATATGAAAAGGAATCGAGAAGAAAACCATTTTTGGGAACGATGGCTTCTGAAAGCCTTATGAGAGAACAATCCTGGTTAAAAACGGGATGTAATGCGTTCGAATCAAAGAGACCAATATCGAAACCGTTATCTTTTTGGACAGATCAGGATATTCTTGAGTACATCGTAAAATATGACATACCATATGCGTCTGTTTATGGACAAATCAACGAATGCGAAGAGATTGATGGACAAATGTTTCTGGATGGATTCCACGGAAAACTCAGGACGTCAGGAGAAGATAGGACAGGATGTATGTTTTGCATGTTCGGGTGTCACCTTGAAAAAGAACCAAACAGATTTCAACGTATGAAAGAAACGCATCCAAAACAATATGCATACTGCATGAAGTCTGTTGAAAAAGGTGGTCTTGGCATCAAAGAAATATTGGAATATATCGGTGTTCCTTATGAGTAAAAATCGACCAACATTATTTTTACAGATAGGAGTGAAAGGATATGAATGAGTTAACGGAATGTGGTTCGTATTTGGATGGTGAGAAAATTTTTGCATCTGAAAGTGAAGAAAAAGCCGGCACTGTGCAGAGATGGATCCCGATTACTGAGAAGTTGCCGAATGATAATGACGACAGATTTTATATGTGTACTGTCGAGAATCACGAAGAGGATTTGCCGATGTTTTGCCAATACGAGGAAGAATATGGTTTCGGATTTTGGCACAATATTTTTGATCCCGTTAGTCTTGGATTTGTTGATTCGGAATTTCAAACCAATGAGGAATTGGGTTATGAAAAAGTAATAGCATGGATGCAGCTTCCTGAACCGTACAGACCAGCACATATATCTTGCAATCCGAATCAGGAACCAGTTTGAAGGTGAGGAGAAAAAATGCAATTTATTGATTTTTTTGCGGGGATAGGCGGCTTTAGAAAAGGAATGGAGTTGGCGGGGCATAAATGTGTTGGATTTTGCGAGTTTGACAAATTTGCAACGGCAAGCTATATCTCTATGCACCTACTCACGCAGAAACAAAGAGAATCATTAGAAAAAGTGCCATTGAAGAAACGGCAAAAAGAAATATTGAAGGAGGAATACAGAAATG